TGACCGAACTGTCAGATCTCTTTGCGGCGTACACCAGTCAGGAGACGTTGGAAGAAGCGACGAAGTTTCCCACCATCCCGACGGCGGGATACAACGTCAAGATCATGGACTGGAAACTCCGCGACGCCAGTGACAAGTCCCCGTTCCCGCCTATGCAGACACCGGATGGGCCGAAAGCGCGTCCGATGATTGTGTTGCAAGGTGCGGTATTGGATGACGCAGGTAAGCGCATTGCGACGGTGTGGCCGGAAGTGTCGTACGTCCCGTATCGGGTGTACTCCGAGGAACTGTCGAACGGAAAGACGAAGAAGTCTTTCATCCCCCCGGACCACGAAGCCTATGACCGCAGCCTGCCGCTGGATGCTGCGTTCAAACTGTGGGCCTCGCTGTCGAAACTCGTGGACCCCAAGGGCGTCAAGAGTGTAGGCGACGTGCTGCGTCAGATGCCTGCGGAGTTCCTGACGAACATGTTCATCACGGAGTCGTTCCGTGATGAGGCGACCATGGAATACTACGACTACAAGACGGTCGAAGAGCGGACCGAATTGCAGAAGGCGGGACACAAGTCCTACAACAACGTCCGCCGCATTGGTAAGGCGCGGGCGGCGAAGAAGGCAGCATAATGACCGGAGCGGAGTTGAAGGCATTTGCATCGAGGGTCGCGGATGATGCCATTGTGGAGACGAAGAGTTCTCGTCGCAGTTACGTGGTGTGGGAACCTATCGTGCTCATACGGGCAACCGTGATCTTCGAGGACCCAAAGCCGGAGACGCCGGAGTAAATCAACCGAGGGGGCGGGGCGGAAGTCTCGCCCCCTTTGTTTCGGGGTGCAACATGGAACGAACACATTGCAAGGGCTGCGAAGACGAACACTTCACCAAACTGTCGGGGTGTGCGTTCCGGGAGTTCGCGGAACTCGTCGAACGCTACAAGGTCCCCCTGCATGCAAACGGGCAAGCCATGAAGGACGGGGTCTTGGTTACGGTGCCGAACTGCTACGCGCAACCCGACTTCATCTACCTGGAGAAACAACCATGAACCCTGTAGCGCGAATGCTGATTGCTGCGGCCTGGGTCAACGTCATCGGTTGGACGGTCATTGCCGCCGCGTGGTGGCTGCCGAGGAGATAAATGCTACGTGTCCTTCCCAAGCCTGATGCCTGCAAAGGGTGCCCGCGGTACGGAGATGGGCACGGGTTCGTTCCGGATCATATCGAGCCCGGATCTCCCGTCACCATCTTGGGGTCGAACCCTCGTGGTGATGATGAGCAAGGCAACCGGGCGGATGGATTTCAGAACGGGCGTGTCATCTACCAACCGGTTACACCCCAACCGTTCATTGACCGGTCCGGGCGTGATCTCCGGGAGCGGTTCATCCCCTTGGCAGGGCTGGATCCGGACAAACTGAGTTACTGCAACGTCATCAAATGCCGTGGCTACGAGGACTACGATGAAGGCAAGCGACGCAAGACGGACAAACTGCCGTCCAAGAAAAAAGAACTCCACGCCATCGTGGACCATTGTACTCACGCGCATCTTCGCATCCCTGACTCGTCGCGTCTGCTTATCGCAGTCGGGGACCTGGCATGGGAGCACAGTACCTATGACGCTGGCTCTATTACGGACTGGCGCGGCTACTTCGCGCCGTCGTCTCGGTTCAACGTGCCCACCTTTGCCGTACTGCACCCCGCGTTTCTTATGCGGTCCAGGCGTATGGTTGTCCCCAGTTACTCCGACTGGGACAGGATTAAACGGTGGTTCGCTGGTGAGTGGCCGAAACCGGTAGAGCATTGCCCGACGCACACGGATCGACTCGCATACATCCGGTGGTTCGAAGCGGCCTACGAGTCCCCGTACGTCGTCGTCGATGGTGAGTGGCACGAGGACACCGAGCAACTGTGGACCTGGGGCATGGCGTACCCGCATGCCGGGTTGGAAGAGCCCGGCTTTGTCGGTGCCTCGGCCTTACAGTTCCAGTGGGGCACGGCGACACAGTTTGAGAAAGACCAGTTCAAGGCGGATTATCGGCGGTTGATCGCGAAGGTGCCCATCGTGTTCCACAATGCGATGGCTGACATTATGGTGGGCCAGAGGAACCAGGGCATCGCCTACGAGGAGTACGCTTCGGTTCAGGACACGATGAACGCCCACGCTGTGCTGTGGTCCGAGTACCCGCACACGTTGGACTTCCTCGATTCGGTCTACGGGTGGCACAACAAACTGAAGCACCTTCAGGTGTTGGACCCGGCGCTGTACAACCTGGGCGACTTGCTCAGCACGCACCATGCGTGGCGGGCGCTCAACAAAGACTTCCGGTCGGACCCGGAAAGTTTCAGCATCTACACGAACCAGTCGCAACGGTTGTACCGTCCGCGCATCGACAACATTGAAGACGAAGGGATGGCCGTCAACAAGCCCGCTGTCTTGAAACACTTCGCGACGTACACGGCGCGGATGAACACGGCGAACCAGATTGCTAGAGCGTACTGTGGGTATCCAATCAACATCGCCAGCGAGAAGCAACTTAAGCAGTGGCTCTACAAGATTGAGAAGATGCCGGTCCAGAAGGACAAGGACACGCATAAATCGACAATTGACTCGGATGCTATCGCGGTCCTCAGGCGGATCTACTATGACTTCGATGCTGACGAGGAACGGGAGAACGGGGGCATCGACCCTGACGCCGCTTTGGCTGCATTGGATGATGGGGCGCATCCGGTACTTGAGGCTCGCGCCATGTTCTCCAACAGTCAACAGATTGTGAGTCACTACCTTGTGCCGTTGCTGCATCCCCGGTACCGGCACTACTTCACGAAGGACAAAGAGCATGCCTCGTTCGAGGTATCTGACGAGCCGGTGTGACGTATGCGGGCGCTATGTAGACCTAGCGGACCCCGGTGTGGTCTACCGGATGGTCACACCGGACAGTGCCTATACGATTGAGACTTGGGAAACCTATCATCGGGCTTGTGAGGTTCACCATGACGACACCATCGGGAGTGCGACGACTGAAGGTTGAAGCCATCATGACTGAGTGGCCTGACGGTTCGTGTACGACCGAGTACCGAGCGGGCGGGGAAGGCCCGTCTATGCGGGCCGTGGATCGACTCCGTTTTGAGGGCGTGCTTGGGATGATCCGAACCGGCAAAGAGATCATGGAGTGCTGACATGAAGACGGTTCATTACTCATGTGATACCTGTTTGAAACAAGCCACGCATGCGCTCATAACCGAGAGCGGCGGCTATCAGCAGGAATACTGCCAGCCGTGTTTGCTTGACGCCGTCCAGCAGTTTATGAAACTGGAGCCGACCCCAGGCACGTGGTTGTCGGAGTTCGTGAAGGTGTCCCGCTTGTGCTGATCCAAGCGGTCCACCTATTGGACCGCATCACGCCCCAACAGAAGATCCACGTGCAGACTTCCGGGCGCTGGTCCACGACGGACCCGCCGCTCACTCAGATGCCAGAGCGCATCCGTGACGTGGTCTGTGCGGACCCCGGCTTCCCCTGGGTGAAGTACGACTTCGACCAGATCGAGCCCCGGTTGAACGCGGCCCTGTCCGGTGACAAGGCTTCGCTCGAATGCTTCGCGAACAACTGGGACTACCACACGTTGAACACGTGTGACTTCCTCGAACTCACCCGGCCCGGCGACCTGGTGGACCCACACCGGGGCGCGGCGGCTCAGGAGTGGCGTGACAAGTACGGGTGGATGGGGAAGGGCGACATTCGCCGGAAGTTCGGCAAACAGTTTGCGCTGCGGCTGGACTACGGTGGCGAGCCCAAGTCAGCAGGCGACGTACCCGGTGCCAAGCAAATGGGGTTGGGCGCGGACGCCCTGACGCGGTCGGCCAATGCGTTCTTGATGGCACACCCGGAGAAAGCACGATACCGGGCGTACCTGAAGGAACTGGCCGCGCGTGTCCGCATCGTGCGGACGTTTCTGGGACGACGGCGGCTACTCCACGGCGAAGCCCGCGAGATCATCCGGGAGGCATTCAACCACCCGCTCCAAGGCGGGGTGACGGACATTTTCAATCTTCTGTTGATTTACATCCGGGCGACGGTTCCACATATCCGGTGGGTCATCGGGTGCCATGACTCCATGACGTGGCGCATCCCCGAAGCCTACTTTGAACAGGCCGTGATCCACATTTACGAGATCCTGCAAACGCCGTGGCCGATTCGGGACATGACGGGTACGTCTCGGTGGGTTGTGTTTCCCGCGACGTTCGACAAGGGCTACGGGTACGAAGTCCTCAAAGCGCGGGGGTGGGCATAAAAAAGTGGGACACCGGGGGGTCGTCGAGCGGTTAAGAAGACGAGGAGGCAGCATGCATTACGAGGACTACATCGTCATCTATCCGAAGCGGTTCCGGCGCAACACGGCGGCGAGGGTGCGGTATCCGTTCAGTAAGCCGCTGCCTCCTGGGTTTGCCGTAGACCACTTGTACACGGGGCTCACGGGGTATCCCTACGCGGTCCTCATACCGCTATGGAACGAGTCTTATGGACGTGGCGTCCCGGCGTATTGGCCTGAGGTATCGAAGCCGTTGGAAAAACTCTTTGCGGGGGTGACTTGTGCGGGACACATGGATAACACGCCGACCTGAAAACGCATACATCGTGATTTTTAAGCCCGGTGTGTACGTGAACGGGGACAGCGACCAGGAATATCAGCGTTTCCGGCTTCCCCAGTGGCGGTGGACCCCGGATGGGTGGTTTGAGGACTGGTCTTGGCTGCGGAACGGGTTCCTGAAACCGGGTGGGGAGAAACTGCCGTTGTGGGAGGACACGTATGGTGGCTCAGACACATTTCACGACAGCCATCCCGGCGGGTGAAGCCTATCAGCGGGCGGTGTTGAATGCCCAGCGGCTGATCGCGTTTGCGCAAGGCCACTTTAAGGAACGACCGTACAAACTTCCGGCGTGGAGGCCGCCGAAGCATGACGACCCCTACGACATCAAGACTCACGTGGAACGGTGACCTGTGTACCTCGCATGAGTGGGTCGAACACGCCGACGTATTTCTCAAGGACCGAGTCGCGGTGCTATCCCGGTCGTGCAAACTGTGCGGAACTCTGGATGACGTATGGGTGGAGGATAACGATGGACACGTTAAATCTGGAAATCCGTCCCATCATCGAGCGCAAGCGCAAACGGCGTGACGAGACCCGGTCGCAACTGCGGACGCGGCATGGTGGGTTCACCAAGAAACCGAAGTACAAGAAGGGCCAGAAAGGAAAGTGAGACGCCCGATGACGGTAGAGGAACGGGAGAAACACCGGCTCTACCAATTAGGCTGGCGCAAGCGCAACCGAGAAAAGACGAAAGCGGCCACTGCTAGATGGCGTAGGAGCCACCCGGACAAGGTTGCAGGCTAGAAAAAGAGAAACTACGTATCACGGGTTCGCCGTGGCGTGGAACGTGGTGCGAAGTTAAAGCGCACCTATGGGTTAACCAACGTCTCGTATAGAGCCATGTTGGAAACTCAACACGGTGTCTGTGCGATTTGCCAGAAAAGGGTTCAGTACCACTTGTTCGTTGACCATGACCACAGCACGGGCAAGGTGCGAGGGTTGCTGTGCGGCTGGTGCAACGCGGCACTTGGCTGGTGGGAACATCGGCATGAGGCCATCGAGCGGTATCTGAAGGATGGTGCCTTATCCTAAATCTATACCTTGCCGGAGCCATGCGAGCCGGAAGCGCCTACGACCGCGAGTGGCGGCGTGAGTTTGCTCACTCCCTGTACATCCTGGTTTGGAACGGGGTGCTGCGGATCTTGGACCCGTACTCGTGGCAGGAAGTCGGGACCCGGTCCGATGGAAAGCAAATGGTGGACACGGACTTCCACGGGATTGACCGGTCGGACGTGGTCGTCTTCAACCTGACCGGGTTGACCGAGAACTACCCGTGCATCGGGACCTTGGTTGAACTCGGACGGACGACGGCAGCGAAGAAGTTAGTGTACGTCATCATGCCCAAGGGCCACACCTTTCCAGTCGAGGGGGTGCCGGGGCTGCATCCGTTCATCAAGCACAACGCCACGGCGATCTTTGAGACCGAGGACGAGTGCTTGGATTACTTGATTGACGTGCTTCCACAATTAGAGCGAAGCGGAGGCGAGCATGCCGTACATTTCTCAGGGACAGCGTGAACCATTTGATATTAAGGGTCTGGAGATCTACACGCTGACTGACAAGATCGGCGGACCTGGTGAACTGAACTATGTCATCACCCGGATCTTGACTCAGTTCGCAGCGAACCGAGGCGAGAGTTATTCGACCTATAACGAGATCATTGGCGTGCTGGAATGCGTCAAGCAAGAGTTCTACCGGCGAGCCGTGGTCCCTTTTGAAGAAGGTAAACTCAAACAGAATGGTGACGTGTACTAATGACATTGCCCAAAAAGATTCGTGCCGGTAGTGGCGTAGGCCAACGGATACTTATTTTGGACATAGAGACCGCCCCGAACAAAGGTTACTTTTGGGGGTTCTTCGATCAGAACATTAGTCCTGACCAGGTGGAGGAGTCCGGGTACGTACTGTGTTGGTCCGCCATGTGGTTTGGCGAGGAGACGGTTCATTTCGAATCGGTCCAACACCAGTCGAGGAAAAAGGCGCTCCAACCGGTCCATGCCTTGCTTGATGAGGCTGACGTGGTCGTTCACTTCAACGGTGGGAAGTTTGACGTGCCCATCCTGAACCGCGAGTTCCTGAAGTACAGGATGTTGCCGCCGACGCCATACAAGCAGGTGGACCTGTACCAGGTGGTGAAACACGCGTTCAAGTTCGAGCGGAACAGCCTGGAGTACGTAACCGAGTACCTGGGGCTTCACTCGAAGCATAGTGCGGGCGGGTTCAAGTTGTGGGTCCGGTGCATGAAGGGCGACCCTGACGCATGGGCGACCATGACGGACTACAACAAGAACGACGTAACGATCCTTGGCCCGCTTTACGAGCGGTTGCGGCCTTGGATTACGAAGCACCCGAACTTGTGGCTGGGTCAGATGGCGTGCCCTAAGTGCGGAAGTACCAAGACGCAGGCTCGCGGGGTTCAAGTTGCGGTCTCTCGGTCGTACCAACGGTACCAGTGTCAGGAGTGCGGCGGGTGGTTCCGGTCTAGTAAGGCGATCAAGGGAACCTCGGAACACGGGGTCAACATCGCAGCATAAGGTGATGCCATGACGATCATGAGCGAACGGCAGGTAGAGCGAACGGAGCGGCGGATCGGTCGGACCCTGGACCTGGTGGAAATCTTCACGGGCGACGTGGACCAGTCCCGGCAGACCTGGGAAGATGTGTACGAGGACACCGTGACCGATCTGCTGGACGATGACACGTGGACAGAGGAGGACTACGAACTTGGCGAAGCCGCCTAGTCGTGACGCCTATCTCCTGAAGAATTACGGGATTACAGAAGCCGAGTTCAACAGGTTGCTGGCGGTGCGGGATGGCGCGTGTTGGATCTGCGGGAAGATGCCGAAGTCCCGGTTGAACGTGGACCACGATCACCGGGACGCGAAAGCCTTGGGGCTTCGGCTCAGTGTCAGGGGGTTACTCTGTTGGGCCTGTAACAAAATGGTCATCGGTCGCCAACACCGGGAGCATGCAGCCATGTATCGAGCGGCGGCTGCCTACCTGGAAAGCGACCTAGCACAGGAGATACTCAATGATCGCGTTGGTACTCACCATCATCATTCTGGTCGGGATTGCGCTCCACTCGGTCATCCGTGAATCGAGCAAGGTGTCGTAAGTGGACATCTACGTACACCCTTCCCTGTGGGGCAACCCACAGATTGAGAAGGCCGTGGAGAAGGCGAAGGATGTAACGCTGCGCCTCTTGCCCGTGGAGTACACGAACGACGACACCGTGATCTGGAGCCCGAACGCGTGGCAGATGAATGACGAGTTGGTCTCGATGGCATCGGTCGCGTTGAAGGCCGGGCGCACACGGGCTGCGTTGCTGAAACCGAAACCGAAAAAGGGGAAGAAGTCATGAATCGCTTCCTCACTCTGGTCACCATGGGCCTCGCCTTAATCCTGTCGGGGTGCCTTATGCCCGTTCTGATCGACAACCCGCCGGTTACACGCGACACGATAGCGGGTTGGCATCATGACCGGGTGCAGGTGGCCCCAGGCCAACCTATCGTCGGGTGGTACTTCTACACGATGCCGCCGGGACAGAGCGAGCCCGAAAAGCACGGTCCTTACTACTTCCAGGATCAATGCATAGAGGAAGAGGACGCCGTGCCGTCGGAACAAGAGACAACTCGGTGCGCGATGAAGTGCATAGAGGAGGGGGAGGCATACGATGACATCGCTTTCCAAAACTATCTTAATCGTGGTGGTGGTGCTGTTGGCAGTGGTGGCCTTGGCTGGATGCGTCCACGCTTTGACGACCTTAGGACCCACGGATGAGTTTCACCCGTTCAAGTACAGCGGCAACATCCCGCCGGGAATTACCGGGTTGAATCGCGTGTATGAAATGTGGGACCCCACCCATACGTTCTACGTGGTGGGATATTCCACCGTGGCCCCGGCGAAGGGCACGGCGGGGTTTGAGATCCCGAACGGAAAGCCTGACATTCTGTGCTACCACTTGGCGCATGGGAAGGAAGGAAACTTCGCCGTGTGGCCGACGTTCCTTGAGATCGATAAGGACCTGGATGGGGTCTTTGACGCCGTGTATATCGACGTGAAGGGCGAGGGGCGCTTTGCCGACCTGAAGTTGTACAAGGACCTGACAGCCCCTACGATGACACCGGACCACTTCGGGGCCACAAGTCCGAAGTATCGGCCCTTCGGGAGTGGCGACGCCTAGCGTATGCATGTTTTGACAGGTCCGTTCGGCCCTTGTGGTGAAGGTCCCCCTCATCTATAGTTAGACCAGGTTTCACTTATTATGGGGAGGACTAATGCTAGAAGAAAGTTTGGATCATCTCTGTCTTGAACAACGCAGGCTCTCACAATTCTGGCTGGCGCTGTGCGACATGGAGGACTGCGAGATCATCGTGGAGGCCCCGTTGCTTCCCCATGATACCAACCTTGTGCCGTTGCTGCGCCAACTGGCTCGTGATCGCCTCAACACCCTTGAGGCGATTCTGCTGGAGGAGAAATTTGACTGCAACAACTACCAATTCTGTAAACCTGGGAGCCATGTTCCCGCACGGCCACCCAAGGTTCTACGCATTGACCATGGAAGAGATGGACCTGCACAACCGAAAGAACCACGACTACGCCAAGGGAGGAAACCCACTCGGCAACTTCGATAGGGTCACGCAGATCCTCAGCCTGTATCCGGGTCTCAAGATTACCGAGCCCCGGGTACTGGCTCTCGTCTACGCCTTGAAACAAGTTGACGCCGTCCTGTGGGGCTGGTCCCACGGCGTCCAGCATGTCGTCGAGGGGTCGCATGGGCGGCTCCAAGATATCTCCGTCTACGCCAAGTTGGCCGACGTGATGGACGAGGAACACGTCAAGAATGCGCCGACCGAAGTCCTGCGTGGTCGGATGCTGACCGAACTGGCCGAGTCCTTTGAAAAGGAATACTGCCATGCAGATGGGACAGAAGTTCACGAACAACACCAAGAACCTGATCCAGCGGAAGCCCCTGCGCCAGATCCAGAAGGGCAAGGGGAAGCCGCCCTTCACGGGTGGACGTACCCATTGAGCCCGGCGCAAGAGGCCCTGTTGGATATCGAGTTCGCGGAACAGTGCAAGCGTGAAGCCGAGGAACGACTGGAAGCGGCATACAATTTACACCCGTGTGCCGTTGAAGGGACGACATGACCCAACTACTCAATGTGGCTGATGAGATCGTGGCCCGCTTGGAACGTGAGAACGATGAACTGAAGCGCCGGTTGGACTACCTCCTCTATGCCAACGGCGTCGCGACCACGGTGATCGAGTGGTTTCACAAGCGGGTTGAAGAACTGGAGCGGTTGAAGGGGGTGGACCACGTGGACGTTCCGACCACCCTGGATATTGAGGAGGCGAAACTAGACGGAGCCATCGGGTCGGAGTTCGCGGAACCATAAGGAGGGCCTATGCTATTGATCGTCGCGATTGCGGGGGCGTTCGTGGCGGGTGGGCTGACCTGCGCGGCGTACTACCACTACCGCTACCCGAAGTTTGGGGGATTCAGGTGAAACGATTGGTCGGGGGCCGCCGCGAGTACAATCAACGGTACTATCGGCGGCACCGTGCCTTGATCCGGCAGCGGTCGCATCGTCGTTATTGGATGAATCGTAAGGCAATCTTGAATGGCTATCGAACGTTGGGCCTTCTGCAAAGGGCGCATCGAAACGGCTTAAAGCGTATCCAATATGCGAAGCATCGGAAGGCCGAGCAAACACGGAGTCGAAACCGTTGGCGGATGAAACACTGGGGACACGTATGAAGCGCCTCTATAACAGACCGGAAGCCGCCGAATACTTAGGCCGCACACCGCGCGCCTTGGAGCATCTAACTCTACGCGGCGTGCTTCCGTTTGTTCGCATCGGCAAGCGCATCCAGTACGACATTGAGGATCTGAAGCGCCTCATCGAGGAGCAAAAGGAAACCTATGGACCTGCTGTTAGCCCTGTTCTCAATGGTCATTGAAGTCCTGGCGTTCGCCGGGTTTATCTTCCTGTTGTTGGTGATCGCCACGCTGTGGTGGGCCTTGCCCAAGGCGGTCACACCAAAGAAGGTGACAGAACACCGATGATACTGGTACACTTATGCCCGTTAAGTTGGCCCACAAACTGTAACGGGGAGGTTCTACGATGGGATGCATTTACAAACGCAAAGGGTCCGCTGTCCTATGGATGAAGTGGTCCGCCAACGGGAGAGCCCGGTATGAATCAACGGGCACGGCGAACCACCAGGAAGCCACGCGATTGCTTCGCATCAAGGAAGGGGCAGTTGCAGCGGGTCGGGTGGATGGAGCACTGGTTAACCGGACTCGGCTGGCCGATCTGGTGCCTGTGCTGCAAGCGGACTATAACCTCAGGAAACGGCGCACCTGGAAGCGCCGGACGATACATATTGACCATCTGTCCCAGGTGTTTGGCGGGATACGGCTTAAGAACCTTACTTCGGCGCTTCTTCAATCGTATGTGGACAAGCGACTGGGCGAGGGCGTGGCCCCCGCGACGGTGAACCGGGAACTCGATTGCTTCCACCGGATGCTCCGGCTTGGGCAACGGCAGACCCCGGCCTTGGTCGGCCCGACACTACCGGTCTTCCCCAAGTTGAAGGAAGAGAACATCCGGCAGGGCTTCTTTACCCACGAGGAGTTCCTCAAGATCCGGGACCGTGCGAATCCGCACATACGGCTGGCGTCGATCATCGCCTACTACACCGGCATGCGGAAGGGTGAGATCCTGGGGCTCCGGTGGGATACACACTATGACGGGGAGAGAGGGGCATTGCGCCTGGGAGCCTTCCAGACGAAGAACGACGAGGGAAGGGTAGTCTACCTGTACGGGGAACTGAAAGAGGCTGTCCTTGGGGCTGTAATGCAGCGGGCGAGGTACCCGCACTGTGAGTTCCTGGTCCACAATCAGGGGCGACGGGTGGTCGGGTTTGATAAGGCGTGGAAGGGGCTGATGGCAGAGTTGGGGTTGGGGGGCCACCGGTTCCACGACTTCCGGCGCTGCGGGGTCAGGAACCTGATCCGGGCAGGGGTGCCGGAATCGGTCGCCATGCGGATCTCCGGACACAAGACCCGGTCTGTGTTCGAGCGGTACAACATCACGGATGAGAAGGACCTACAAGACGCGGCTCACAAGATGGAGGCATTCTTTGCGAACGGACCCGGTAATGGGCAGCGTGTACGACCGGAGGTACTATCTGAAGCGCAAGGCGTTGATTCAGGCCCGAGCAGATCGCTACCGGGCCTCCCACCCCGAAGTCTGGAAAGCCACACGGCAGACCAACCGGGAGCGCCGACAAGCCGGTCGTCCGCCACGGTTACAGATGTGGTTACAAACGGAGTATGCTGGGGAGTTAACCGATTGAATTGTGAGGGAACGACCGAATCGGGCGCGGTGGGTTTCGAGTCCGTCGCCTTCGACCACTCGGCCACCTCTCCCGAAGAATCATGACGGCAGTATAACCTCTTGCCACTTCAACGTAAAGTGTGCGGGGTACTGACGGAATGACCGGCTGGAGCCCCTGGAAAGGCTCTGGTTGGGGTGATTAGGACCCACCCTAACCTACCCCGCATCCCCCAGCAATGATCTTCTCGCGGTGACAGTTCCAGTGACAGTCGTGTAGCCAACGGCTACGGCTCTAATCTTTCTACGGTTACAGGTGACAATCGGGGGTGGCAGATAGACCCGTTCATGGGGACCGGCAGGCTTCCTAGGGTGCCTCGTGAAATCCTCCCACCCCGGCCAACTGGAGGTATATGTTTGCCCTTGGCTTCTTCTGTGGGGTGTTAGTTGCAGCGTTGACTCATATCCTGGCTTTAATCATCGCAACGAGAGGAGACCGCCATGCTGCTAAGTATCGACCAGTGGGGAAGGATGAAACTCCATCGAGACCTGAGTAAGTGGCACAACGTCTCAATCAAGGGGTCTCGTCAGACCGAGATCGTCTACGAGACCAACCCGTCACGCCGGGAACTGGCGTCCGGGACACGGTTGAAGTTCTTGGCTGGGTTCCAGCCGGAAAGGGTGGCAGCCTAATGATGGATAAAGACCTGTACATTGAACTGCTGGAAAGGGACAACGCCGGAGGCCGGGCTCGTGAGACCGCCCTGGAAAGTGTCATCTTCGAGTTGAAGATGGACCGGGACAACTGGATCAACCAGGCCGCGTACGAACAACGCCGGGCCGAGTTCTATTCCTTACGGTATGACGCCATTGCAGACGCGAAGCGCCGGGATGAAGCCACGATCCGGCGACTGCGGGCGCAACGGAAGGCGAGTTACCTACGTCTCGTGGCCTGAGGAGGTAGACATGGTTGCTGATGATGCCGTCATTGGTGTGCGCCTAGTGCCGCAAAGCCGGGTTGGCGAGTTGACGGAGAAGTTGCAGAAGGTCGTCATGCAACTCGCGACGGAGCGGGTCCGCGTCCAGGAACTCGGCGATCGCTTGACGAAAGCGAACCAAGCCGTCAAGGCCTGGAAAGAGTACGAGCGGGACATTGCCGCGATCATCGCCGCTCGTGACCAGACCATCCGGGACCTGCGGACGCAGTTGAACCTGAAGGCGGGCGAGCCGTCGATCCCGTTCCACGTCACGCCGGATACGTCATTGTTCTAAAGCGGCTCGACCCCGCTGAAGCAAGAAAGCCCTGGCCGGGAGCAGTCCCAGTCAGGGCTTTTTTGTGTCAACCTTTTACGTCTGATAAATGCGACCCCATGACCCACACTTCCCAGTCTGCCACGGCGTGCAACATCTCATGGGCGAGATCGGCGCGGCGACAGCGGATGCTCCTCGTCTTGTCCAGATAGATTGTGCGGTCGTCCGAAGTCCAACAGGCTTGCACGCCTGGCCCTGCTAATTCGTACAGGGCCTCAGGACTCAACTGGACGACCTTCACAATGAAATTCCACGGCAGGTGAATATGCTTCGGGAGACACCACCGTTTCACAAGGACCTCATGAGGGCCACACGTGCTTGAGCCCGAAGAACGAGGCCGCGAGCCCAACGGCCCACGCGAGGGTGCGGACCATGCCTTTGAAGAACGTGATATCCCGCTCGTGTGTTTCCACGAGTCGCACAACGCGGTCTAACTTCTGGTCCTGTTCATCGAACCGTTTCATAATCAACTCGAAGGCGTGATCTTCCATTATCGTGCACGCTCCACGCGGTTCTTCCGTTCATACGTCCGTAACGCCGCCATACCGAGCATGCCTTGCACCAAGGCCATTAACTCGCCAATCCCCATGTCCGGCATGGGTGGCAGGGTCGCCCCGAAGACTTGCACAAAAAAGATCGAGAACGGTTTGAGCACGAACTCCCAGGCAAGTCCGGCCCCACAGACCCATCCGATGAACGGACGCCATCCAGAGACGAACCGGGAATGGTGGGCGGCTTCGATCTTGTTGATTTCGAGCTGTGCCGTGATTTGCTGGGTCAGGGCTAACTCTAGCTCATGTTCTCGCGCGGCGACCTTATCCAGCAGCTCGGCTTCCTTCTCAGCCGGGAGCTTCCAAAGCTTGATGGCTTCGACAATAGACCCCAAAACGGACCCGCCCATCGCATCGGCAATTTTGTTGAGGAACGGAATCATTCATGCCACCCGCACAGGCAGACCCACTGATCCCATGCCCGTGCCTTCCAGAGTTGTCGGTGGCACATGGGACAGTAGCGCCACCACATGGTTTATTGTTCCTTTGTCGCGTCAGCCTCAATGTGAAAGTGATCCGATTCAACCACCACGTCAAAGTACGCCGGGAGCAAGCTGCGGATCTTCGCCGCCATCGCTGGCTTGTCTTTCACGTTCCAGAATCGAATATCCAGGGCCCGGTCAACGTAGTGATAGGACTTCGGGCTGTGCTTCCCGTCGCGCCCCGCTGTCACCACCACGTCGAGGTCCCCGTACGCCTTCTGGCATGCCGCCATGATCGCGTTCGTATACTTATTCCCGGCGACCACGGCTCCCTCTTTGAACGTCAACATGGGCAGCCTCAGTAGTAGATGTACAGGACCCCGGACCCGAGGGTCGGGACCTTCAGCCCGTTCAACGTGTAGAACTTCTTATCCCCCAGGACGAAGTCTTCAGACTCGGCGTAATTCGCGCCGGTACAGACACCTTCCCAAAACGGGTTGCCTGCGCTATCCTGCACGACGGCACGATGGGCGGCTTGTCCCGCAACGGCGACCCACCGAATCTTGCGGATACGAACATCCGTGCCATCCGGGATGACTGCGCCTGCGCCAGCCGTGTCTACGTACACCCCCCACTTACGGAAACTGTTTGCCATGTGCTCCTCACTGGTTGCGGAACCACCGGACCACCCCGCCAAAGACTCGGCGGATGAGTGGAGGTAGTTCCCCGTTGCCTTCGATGAACTGGTGAACTTCGGTTGCCACTGCGTGAACGGTTCCGGCGAGGGAGACCGCCCATCGGTAGACCGGCGTCAGGAGAGCCTGACCCGTGGTGCTAGCTGTCAACAGGACGTACAGCGTGGCGCGGGCCAGCACGTCGGCCACGGTCGAACTTGTGGCCTGTAAGGCCCGGATCGCGGTACGGACCCGTGTCAGGGTTGGAGCCCCTTCCACTACTCCGGCCAAAGACCGGGGGTAGGAGGCGATCCGGGACAGGGTCGTGAGCCCCTGAGTGACTGCATCAAGGGTCACACCCGCGACCGTCATGGAGGCCAGGCCAGCGACCCCTTGGGCTACTCCGGCCAGGGTCTTCAGGAACATCCGCCCATACGACAGGGTGGCGGAAACCGGGCTCACGGCGTCCAGGTTTCGGTACCCAGTCCTGACCCGTGAGACCACCCCGGAAACGGGGGTAACAGCCCCCAGGAGACGAGGAAACGAGGCTACCCGGCTCATCGTACCAACTCCCGGAGAGGCCCCTTGTAGGGTCCGTAATGCGGTCCTGACGCGGGACACCGTTCCGACCCCAGGGGAGGACCCAGCCAAGGCCAGGACGGCGGTCTTCACTTTGCTCATTACAGCCACCCCTGGACTCGAACCTGCCAGGGTCCGGGGGTACTCGGCTTTCCGACTGGCGACCCCGACGCCGGGGGTCAACCCCGCCAGGGTCCGATACCGGGTGGAGACCCGCGTCATCGTCCCGAGGGGGTAGGGCTCTGCTGCGAAGAGGCGAAAGGCAGTGCGGACCCGCGCAAGCCCCCCAGTGCCGGGACAGGTTGCAGCAACAGTTCGCTGATATGTGGTTCCCGAGGCTGCTTCCTTGAACGCCAAGGCGTAGGCGGCCCAGTGCCCGGTTGCCACGGTCCATTGTGGCGTATGCGACCCGGACGAGACCACCTTATAGATCGCGTTATGTGGGGCATTCAGGGCGCTTTCAAGTTCCCCGAATTGCGTATAGGTTGCCTCGGGGGTAATCGTCCAAGCGTTCGGGTAGTAGGATTCTCCACCCGACACCCCGCCGATCAAGAGACCGGCGGACCCTGTCGTCGTCAAGGCATCCGAGGCCGTTGTGCTATTCCCAGCGTTACCCCCGCCATCCACATCAAACTCGATTGTGGCATCGGCCTGGAACTCATCGACGGACACAGACCCATAGAACGTCTTGGACGTATCCACGCGAACCGTACAAGACCCAGAGGAAGTCGCGAGCGCATACGCATTACACACTTGGACGGAACCTGATAGGCATGCTTTTGTATAGCTGGTAAATGCGTTAGAACGGTTGCTCGTGATCGTGAATGTCCCAGGGTCCCAAGCTCCGGTCACACAACTGAGCAAATTGCCCGAAGTCACAGAGCCCGCAAACGCGATATCTAAATAGCTCGTGCCACCTGCTGAGGAAGTCGCCTTACGCCCAGAGACTTCACTAAACGCCATCGCTACACCTTAGTCTTAACGGTAATCGTCGTACGGAATCGAGCACCTGAGACGGTATTCACAACGCGAATCCGGCGGTTGACCCCTTCAAAGGGTGTCCCGCCAACAAACGTCGTGGGGAACCGCGCATCCACGGGTCGCCCGTTGGCACCAAACCCACGCCAGAGCACAAAGGGGCCACCATTGACGGACATGAGGATTTGCACGTCGGCAACGGCTGCTGGATTAGTCCATTGATTGGCCGTGAACGTCAATTCGATCCACGTCACATCGTCATCCACAGAGTACCCCCCGGTTGGGGGGTACGTCCGTGTGCCTAACGGGAGATTGACGTTACGGACTAATTCGATTTCAGCCGGGGGCATTATGTCCATTCAAGTGTGATGGTGTATTCGATTTTGTCACCGGCCAACAGTGCCACACCCGCGTGATCGCCCACGATGCAGCACGTGCCACCCGACGGGGGAGATCCTGACCCGGCGGCGTCAAACAACCCGGCGTTCGTAATCGTCTTACCTCCATCTGCGGTCAGGGTGCCCACGAACTGATTCTTGTCTGCCAGGGGTTGAGACTCCACACCGACAACACGGGCTTCCGTGGCCGGTGTAGATACGTCGGTTGAACCCTTCGCCGGAGCCCCCGCCCCAGTTCCCCAGCCAATGTAGTAATTGGCCGGAGCCGACGCCGTGCCATCCCACAGATCCGCCGCTTTCGCCTCGCCAACGCTTGTGAAAACAGTTGCCATTAGACCTTCCTCCATTCACGACGAAGTTTGAGCCAGTTGAATTTCCACTCGTACCACCGGCCTTCAGCGGCCCGGTACACGCGGATCTTCTCGATTCTGCCTTTGGGAGCGCCGTGTGCGGGGGTCGCCCCGGAACGGCGTAGATGGTCGTCAACCCGGCCACGAACGGGCGGGGCATAAAAGAACCGTGTCAACCATTTCATCCATGTCCACCGAAGAGGAGTAACCACCGAGCGGCGATCCGAGCCACCGACTCTAACGGGATATGAATGCTCGTCACCACCGAGCCAACCGCGCGGGCGGTTAGCGGAATCGAATGCGTGACCATTTGCAAGAACGATCGACTGTGGATCGCGATAGCATGACTCAGGCCAGCGAGTGCCCGGTACGCTGTACGCGCCCGACTGAGTGTCGGCACCGAGGTTGCCAATGCAGCGAGCACCATCTGGATTGCTTGCCGCGCTTGAGTGACCAGTCCGGTTCCAGTTACGGCTGCGGCGAGGGTCACGTAGTGCGTCTGAAGCGTCCCCGCATACGTAATGACCGGGGTCAATCCGGTACTGTCGTTGTTGTACGTCACCCGACCACCGAGACGGAAGTCGATGGTGTCATTGGTCGCCACCGTGAACTGGTGGTTCAACGGGAGACCTGCCGAGTTCCCTTCAACAACCGTCAGTGTGTCTTGGAGGACCCCGTTTTTCAGGATCTCACAGGTGACCCCGTCGCCCACGCCGATGTTGACCGAAGCGTCCCACACTTGCCCGGTGATCGTGATATCCCCGGCCTTGGGAGCCTTCCACCGGAGGACCGTTTTGGCCCCGGCCCCAGGAGCACCGGGGTGTCCGCCACCCTGCCAGAGCAATTGGTAAGTTGCGCGTCCAGACCACTGGTAGTCAGCGAACGTCAACTGCGTACCATCTTCTTCGAGGTACCACCAACAGTCTTGACCTTGGGTACCTGAAAACTGTTCCGCGTAGTCGTACACGTCGCCCCCACCCTGCGGCAGGGTTGGCTCAACTGTGACAACTTGCGCGACAGACCCATTCAAGACGGCGGACACTGTACTCGTGCCTACGGCAACCCCCGTCGCATTGAACGATGCCAAACTTTGCGCGTTGAGGACCGTGACACTGCTTGGTACCGTCACCTTCGTCGGGTCGGACGAGAGGAGCGTCACCACCTGATTACCTGCCACGGCCTGGTTCAACCCGACGGTCATCGTGACATTGGTATTGACGATGACGTGTGGGGCTGAAGGGGACAACGAGGCAACGGCTGGCGTTGTGCCCCCGCCACTTCCGTCCCCAACCGCGACAAAGATGTGTCCGTAATCAACAGACTCCGGGATGGCCGGGCTTGGCGAAGTTGCATCCCACACGTTGTAAAACCACGTGTCGTAATAAGGCCCTTCCAGGTTCGCGTTCAGGTGTTCCATCACGAGGATGTTGTTCATCCAAATGCGGATAATTCCATCCCGTGAGGTTAAGGTCGTACTGTGCTTGAAGTAAATTTCGACCTTGTGCCATGTGTCCATGTTGTAGCGGCGATTGTCGAGGTTCGGTAGCAACGACCGGGGGTTGAGGGCGCCTGGCAAGTGCCCATTCTCCGCGAGGTTCGTATCAATGTGGACATTGAATGTCGAAGTATCCCGAAACTCCCACGCGTGGAAGTAGTTGTAAGGACGCATCAACAACAATTTTTGATACCACCCGTCGAAATGCCCCTGCTGCGGGTAGGTCAAACGAAACGTCATACCGGCGAAGGACTCTCGGCGCAGCGGAAAGCCAACATACAACGGCGTCGTGCTGACCCCGCCACTTGCACTGCGGGTCCCACGTAAGTAGTATGGAGGACTCTCCGGTTCGTTCGAGTCTGGTAAAAGACTTCCGCCTGCCGTGCCCCAGGGGGCGATGAACCCGCCCCCCGCTTTATCCGTTGCTGTGAACCCCCAATCGCCCACCACAGTTAGCCCAGGCGGGCAATGGGTAAATGCCATTCGTTACCTCATAAGTAGCCTGCCCCTTTCAGCATCTTTCGGAGAAAGGGTTTCGTGTGACCAGGTTGATGATTGAGCCACCGTTCCATCTGTTCCTTGTCGGAGAGTTCGTGTTCCCCGACAGAGTTGGCGGCTTCGCGAATCCCGGAGACTAACTCACCGAGGAGCCACTTGCGTTGCTCCGGCTCCATCTCTTTGTACGTCGGATCGCTGACCACGCTGCCGAGTTCGTCCATCAACGGACCCATGAACCGAGCGCGGGCCATGTCCGCCTTCACGTCCCCACTCATCGGGAGAATGTCATTCGGCTTGAACCCCAGCGTGTCGAGTTCCTTCTTCACCGGGGTCTTGGGCTCACTCACGGTCAGCCCGGTCAACTGGCGCACAAAGAACGGATGCACGGTCTTAACCGGAGCGCCTTGCGTCGGCACGGCTTTCTCCGGCAGCTGGGTTGCCAGGCCGGGGATGTTCTTCATCGTCGGACCCGCGAAGGGTTCCGCCCGTTGTTCCCGCAAGGTGCGGTGGGCTTCATCGAACTCACCGGCCAGGTCCACGAGTTGCTTCAATGGAGTCGTGAACCCGCCCGCCGTGGTTCCGGTGAACTCTTTCAGAATCCGCGCGGCCTTCTCTCGCTGCGAGCCTTCGCCCGTCAGGATGTTATAGACGGAGTCGAGTAAGTAGTGACCCGTTCCGGCTCGAACGTTGACCGAGGCGAAGCCTTGGATGACATCGTTGACCGTCATCGGGTTCATGACGGTCTCACCGCGTTGCTTCTTGAGCGACTGCTTGACCATCTCACCAATGAACAGGTAACTCACCAGCGGGTTGAACGGGCGCGTGTCGATGATTCGCCCATCGTCCATTTCCCACTCGTACCACTTTGTGTGCTCAGGCTGAGACTTGCGGGCCATATATCCGGCCAGCATCATGCCGGTCCCGACCATGGCCTTGGCTCCACGCTCATAGTTCCCAGCGGCAAACTGTTTCATCGCCGTGGGGTCCATCCACCCGACGGGCGAGTACTGGTACATGAACTTCAGAGCATTCATCATGAACCGAGGGAACGGCACAAAGGGGGCCATCCCTGGGAGGTTCGCCACGTCGAGGATCTTCTTTGCCACGGTACCCTGTTTGAAGTTCCCCGCGAATGTCATGTCGAGGGCTTTGCCGATGCCCTTCTCGAATGCGGCCTGCATCACCTTGCCGGGAACGGACTCCCAGTTGTTCGTCTTGATGATCGTGGCGAGATCGTACCCCGCGTTGCGAAGTTCGTGATGCACGACCGAGCGGAACACGCCGTCTCGAATCAAATACTCCTGAAACCGGTTCGCCCAATTGAGGGCTTCGACACCGGTCTCCAACGCACCGAGGACTTTGTTCCCTACGCCCGTCATCTTGTCCACGTCCGAGGAGTAGGACATATGCAACCGGTCCTGAATCTTTGGGTACTTGTCCAAGATGGCGCGGGCTTGTTCGCGGGGCATCTTGCGGAACACGTCCACGAACGTCTCAAGGCCGTCCAACGGATGCACGGTTTGCTGACTACCGGTGACCTTCTGGAGGCCGGAGTTGATGGCGTCTTCAAAGACGTTCATCGTCAACCGGCCTGTTTGCGAGATGAAGTTCCTCGCGGCGGTTGCCATCTGACTGACGAGGGACGCCCGCCAGATGTTCGTGGCCCGACGCCACACGCCTTGGCCCTTCAATTGCTCCGGGAGTCCGCCACCGAGTTCGCGCATCTTCTCACCGATGGCCGGGTCCACGTTGCGAAAGACGTGGCTGAGGTACGCCAGCCGTTGCGCCGACTCACGGGAGGACTGCTTGATGTAACTGACGAGATCCCCGTGCGTGAGCCCATACGTCTGCATCCACTCCGGCGTGATCTTGCCTTGCATGTACTCGCGAACGAGGTTATCGGTGACGGAGACCTTGTCGTCGATGAGTTCCGGGAAATGTTTGAAGTAATCCTTCCCCAGTTGCGTCACCGACTGCATCCGCTGCGGCGTCAAGTTCTGGCTGAACAAGTCGTCAATCGTTTGCTCTGCGGGGGCCTGGACCGAGGGGACCGAGGCTTGTGGCGGAACGTCGGGCTTCTTAATCAGGGACTTTCCCCGCGTCTGCGCCAACCGATCCAACCCCGGATCTTCCAGTTTCGTCGGGTCGTAATGCTGGCCTTTGATGACGAGATCCGGCTTCTTCGCGAGGCCCTTGCCAATCCCGTAGGCCAACTGCCCAGCCACGCCGTACCCACCGGCAGCGGCTTGAACCGCACCCTTGACCGCCCCGCCCACCGTGCCGCTGATCTTCGCTCCGGCTCCGGCACCGGCTGCGATGTTCGCCGGGTCCAAGAGGACGCCGGGGTCGAACAACTGGGTCACGATGTTCTCGTCTTCACCGGGAGCCTGGAGTCGAGCCCGTTCTACCGGCGTGCCTTCGTTCGTGTGCGTTGGCTCCATCGGCAAGGCATACGCGGAGATCCGAGCGTAGGCTTCCCCGGCAGCCTTTGGATCTGACTTCTGCAACGCGACGAAGTCCGGGTCCGCCCGGACACCTTCCAGGTAGCGGACCCGTACGTCTTGTTGCTTCTCAAACGGGAGGGCTTTGAACTCCGGGTCGTCAAAGATGGCTTTGTCCAGGGGCACCTTACCCTCCTATTATCCGCCGTACTTCTTCAGTAACTTATCCATGTTGTCGCTACCCGGTGCCGGAGCGGGCGTGGCTGGCGTAGCGGGTGTCTTGACCGGTTCCTTTGCGTCAAGGTCCTCAGCCAGTTTCGCGTACCCAGCGGCCATCTTCGCAATGGACCGACGGGCTTCCGGCAGGATGGAATCCGCCGTCTCCCCGTAGGTCTTGAGGATCTGTGCGAAGTACTTGAGATGCTTGCCGCCACCACCTTTGATGGCTTGCAGGTTCAACTTAATCGACCCGTCAGCCTGTTGCTGGATCATGGGCGTGGCCCCGGCCATGTTTGCCGCAAAGGACACGGCGGACGAAATCGACATGCGGGCTTCTCGATTCAGTTTCAGGTTGTCCGACTGTTGCTTGTCCTGCACGTTCTTGACCTTGAGCCCAGTGAGATACTTCTGATACTGCGGTGTGCCGACGATGGCTTCGACCTTCTTCCGGTCGTTGCCCTTGAGTGCGGCCATCAAGTCTTGATGGACTTGCCGGTCCTCACGGTCCAGGTCGTCGTGCTGCATCCGCAGGTTCAACAGTTTCTCGCGGTTCGCCAAGATCCTGTCGATCAACTGGACACGGGACTCCTGCTGATCGTCCTGACGGGCAGCGGCCCCTTGTTGCTGCATGCCCACGATTTCCTTCCGTTGCTCGTGAAGCATGGTCGCCAACTGGGTCCGGGCTTCGAGTTTCTTGTCCAACTCAGCCGCATGCAGCGACCGGCCTTGTTCCTTGCCTTCCTCGGTCTCTTCCCATCGGCCCTGTGTCAGATAGTGCCCTTGCTGCGCCGGGCTGATCTCGGACACGTTCGGCGGAAGCGGCATGCGCGGGAACATCGCGTTGTGTTCCGCTGCGGTGATCCGCTTGTTCTCACCACCCGGTGCCCCGTAGAGGGAGTTCAGGAACGACGCCGTCTCACCCAGGTTGGTCATCGGGATTTGCGGGAGCCGACGGGCCGCCTCCTCACGCGGGGCTAGGGTCGCCTTGATGAAGGGTTCACCCGGACCTTGTGCGTTCGGCGGTTGTGGGCCTTCCTCTTCGCTGTAGTCGTACAGGACGCGCGGGTCCAGCGTCGGAGGCGCATCCTTGTTCGAGAACGCCGCGTCTAACTTTTGCTTGAACAGCGTCGGGGCGATTTGCTTCACCAAGTCGGACGCCTCAGCCCGAGCGGCTTCTAGTTCCTCCCGCTCAGCGGACGCCCCGAACAAGTTGTAGCGAAGTTTCTCACCGAGGCTGAACTGGGAAATCGGCTTGACCTTATTCTGTTCGTACCCCAGGCCGATGTAATCCCAAAACATGGGGTCATCGGGTCCACGGTCGTTGACCATGGACTCCAAGATACGGTTCACATGGTCCGGGGTGATATGAGACTGGGGAGCCTTCGCCTTGGCCGAACCAAACGACGGAGAACTCACCCAGGGGGACATCTTTGATCGCGGCATCCTCACACCCCCAACATTTTCAGCCCGCCGCTAATGCCTGAGGCGGTACCCTGCCCACCCAACTGTCCGAGCGTCATGCCCAGCCCTTGCTGGAACGACGTGTTGAGACCAGGGTAGGAGGAGGACGATGACCCAGCCCCACCGATCAACCCTTGATTGACTTGCAACATTTTCAACAGATCATTGAACCGACCTGACTGCACGCCCTCAGTCGAGAGCGCGGCCTGAAGCGCCTGGAGGAGGCGGTTCATGATGACGTTCTCTTCCTGGGTCTTGAACCCCAGGGCATCCTGCAACCGCGACCGTTGATCCTCAGCCACCTGTGCCTTGTTCTGTGACACGAGAGGCGCGTACTGACTCATCACCCCTTGCGCGGCGGACCCTGCAATCGCGGGAGCATTCCCCGGCGAGCGGAACCCACGAGCCGCAAAATTCCCGGACATTTTCGCCATAGCCTGGCTGACGGCTTTCTCGAAGCCCGCCATTTGCTCGTCGAACAAGCCGACGGAGTTTAGTTTTGGGGCCGTGTCCATGCGGCCCATGATCCGGCTGCCAACCTCGGACGCGAAGGGCTGTGTGGCCTTCGAGTCGAACGCGTTGGTGTACCGAGCACCCCAGGTGGTATCGGCGGCCCGGCCTGTCATGAAGGGCTCAAGCCAGCGAGAGAGGTTATACGTATCACCGGACAGTTTGTTCGCGTAGGGTTCGTGCAACCCCTGACGCTGCGTTTGGCTAGAGGCGGTTTGCTCGCCCCCACCAAGGACACCTTCTAAGATATTCCCGAATCCCATTAGCGTGCCTCAATCGTCATGAGTTGTCGTTGCTGCGCGATGGCCGCGATGGTGTTGCGGAGCGAATCCACCGAGGCGGCCAACTGGCGGGTTTGCTGCGCGTTCTCGATGGACAGGACCGACTGCCAATGCAAGTCACAGTCGAACTCGTCCACCGGTTCACCGGTATTCGGGTTGGTCCCTCGGAAGTGTGACCACAGAACACACTGGTGTTCCATGCACTTCTTCTGACTGAAGGGACACTTGGTTCCACGTGTGATTTGCATTTAGTCCTTTGTCGCGATAATCACGTCTACGTAGGCGACGTTCATGGACATGCCGTGAGCGTGCGCCTCACCGGAGCCACTATCGTTCGCGCTTGCGGTACTCACGGGCGTTGGGCCATCGCCAGTTACGCTTGGACCACCCCCGTACACAATCGAGTTCGGGTGATGGTGTGGTCCGTTTTGTGCCGCTGTCAGCGAGTGCCCATCGGTTTGGAACGTCGCGTTGAACACCGTGGTAAACGCGTTCGACCCGCCAGAACTCGCAGCCCCGGACACGAGGCGAAGGGCCTTGTTGTCATGGACTACGTCTTTCGTCCAGCCGACCGGAGCCGCCGTCTGCGCGAAGAGCATCTTCGTGCCGGGTGAGAAGCCCAGGACCGTTTGACTCGTGAACGTGCGATAGGCCAAGACCGTCTTGCCGCTGCCGCCTGGATCGGCCATGGCTTGCAATGTCGCGAGAGTTCCGAGCGGGGCGACATGCAACGGGGTCTCTTTGAAGATGAGGGCCATTCCATCCGCCCCCAGGTTCTCGGAACTCGTCGCCTTGTTCCCGTCGCTGTAGAGAATCCGATTTGCAGACGTGGCCCCTTTGAGTTTCCCGTCGTTGTCGAGGGCCACGGACAACCGTGTCTTCACGTCCGGGGCGCTGCCTTGCGGGTTTGTTCCGAGGACGGTTTCAAGCGCCAAGGTAGCCGTCACCGGGTTGTTGATATGAGACGTGGAAATGTCCGCGCCTGTTTGCCCACCGGTCAGCGGTTCGCGGTAGTCAATGACGGCGGGATACTCAGTTGGAAATTGCAGGATGTTTGCCATTAGCGACTCCGTGAGACTACGTTCGCGTCGGGGATAATGTCCTCCACAACGAACGGACCAGATGAGTTCGACACGACCACCGAGATCCGCCGAAACTCCGGCTCGTCACCGGTCTGTGAGATGACGTAGCAGTAGCCTTGCTGCGACGTGTAGCCGAGGCTGTACTTCACTCCGGTGTCGTACTTGACCCCGGTGTCGTACTTCACCCCGGTCGTGAACGCATTGCCATCGGCATCCTTCAGGACCAACCCACCCGTCGATTGCCGCGTGGTCTCATCCATGATGGTCAAAGACGCGGCGTTCATGTTGCCGGAACCAGGCACGCGAATCACAGGAATATGCTTCAGATAGGTCGGCGCACCGAAGTCTTTGTAGTAGGGGTGCCACGTATACGTAAAGGACCGTGTGCTCGCCCCAACCGTATCCGTCGTCACCCCTTGGACTGCCAAGTTGTAAGCGTACAGCCCGTTGGCTGCGACGTGTTCCAACCCATACAGGGAACCGGAGTCACCGGCCTCATCCTCAGTCCACACCCGACGGACCGACTGGCCGACCATGGGGCCGTACCAGACCCACCCGCGATTCGGGAACCGGGACTTCGAGACGAGATCCAACCAATACTGGTACGTCACTCCGGCAACCGGGAAGAACACCTTGAGTTTCCGGTCGTGGTACGCCATCGACACGTCACGCAGGAGGGCCGTATCACAGTGGTTGAAGCCGGGCACATCGCCTTGATACGAGAACAACTGATCGCTGACGACTTCAGCATTCTTCGAGCCGTAAGGCAGGAAGCCCACCGTCTTTTGAGTCGTGAACCAGAAGGTGCCCAAGCCGGGGACGCTACAAATCGCATGTGGGGATTCATTACCAACGGCGGCCTCCACGGGAATAAGTTGCGCGTCGAAGTCCGGGGGTGCCGTCGCGTCGAGGACGTTGTCGCCCAAGACCGAGCCCATGTACGAAGACACGCCGCCCGACTGGAAGATCAACAGTTGCGCGGACGGATCGTTCATGTCGCCGGTCGCCGTGTGCGCGTGAAGCGCCGTCGGCCCTCCGGCTCCAATCGTCGGACGGATCGCGGACCAGGCCGAATCCACCGGGCTCCACACCGTCGCGTCACGCGGATCGGTGTAGACGACACAATCGCCTTGGATGCAGAACAGCCGGTCAAGGTAGGGTGTCACCATCCGCCCGGTCGGCACGTTGGTCCCGACCAGGGTGGTGAAGACGACCCCGTCGTAAAATCGAATCGGGTCAATGTTGTTCGTGATATAGACACTATCCGTGATTGACCAGGTGCGGAAGTACGTATCCTGATCTGGCGTTTGCTCAAAGGTCAGGGCCGTCTCGCCACCTGCGTCACTGAGTTTACTGATCCGGTTGTGATAGGCAATCAACCGCTCCGCGCCACCGTTCCGGTAGTACCGGTGCCCGCCGCGTCCAGGGTGTGCGCCCAGGCTGACCTGGTTCAGCCGCGTCGTACCGGGGCGCTTGCGGACGCCACCGTCCAGCACGCAATTCTGCATGAGGGCGGCTTGTCCCGGCTTCAGGTCGTACCGGGACTCACGGAGGTTGACCCCATAGATCGGTTTACCGAACGCGGCAGCCCGATCAGGAATACGGTTGCGTAGCATTAGCGATTGATCTCCGCTTGCACATACTGTGCGTTTGATCCGGCGTAGGCCGGGAGTGTCACCGTCTGCCACACCTGGAGTTCAGCGGCCCACCGGTCTTCCTCGTACCGCTGCATCGTGTACAGTTTGACCCCTTGAAACCAGACGTTGCGGTGCTCGTTCAGGTGCTTCGCAAACACGGCGCTCGTCTCCGACACCCGCCGAAGGTTGGCGTAGTACGTCAGGAGAATCGGGTAAGGCCGGTCTGGAACCGGGGAGACTTGCAGCCCATCGGCCAACTGTCGATACCAGTACGGGCGCATGCACCCGATATGAGTCCGGGCGTCCGCCCGCCGCAAGGGGAAGTGAACCACGTCGAGGAGATACCCTGTCGTCGCGTCGGGAGCCGGGTCCCAGTTCGTGTGCGGGGTGGCCCGCCCTGTGGCCGGGTCCCACGCCACGATAGTCCGCGTCTGACCCCCACCGGTTCCGCTCACGAGGAAGAGGTTCCGTCCGAGGAGCCCCCGCTCCTCGCCCGCGTTCACGGCCTCAGCGGAGAGTGTTAGGTATGTCGCATCGCCGCCTTGTGCCTGTCCACGCCAGGGTTCAGAGGCATCGAAGACCCACGCCTCTTTGAAGGACCCGTAGTCGGCGGGGAGCACCAAGGACTCACACCCGGTTGCCGCGATGACAACGGCGTCGGCTTCCAGGTACTCGTTCCGCTTGCAGGCGTGGTAAATCTCGGCCTTCAGGACCGGCCATTGTTCGTTGTAGAACGCGGTCACTTGTGTCGGGCTGACATTCTTTTGCCCGCCCGCCTTCATCGCAAGGGTAATCAGGTCATTGACCTCAGAGCCGGGGGCTGATCCCACCGGCCCTACACCTACTGCCATTACGCCTCCGTTGGAACATCAACCTTGGTCGTGATGTTCTCGTACTGCCCGGTTGAGTAGTTCCCCAGGATACAGTTGTTAAACACGTGAAGATTCGCGGAAGCAGGAGCCGTCAAGTTCTTGCGAATGGCCGACCGTTCCCGTGCCGTGGTGGACTTGATGACGTTGTCGTACACCATGGCCTCGTTCGAGGTTTCTACGTCGATGCCGACCCCTTGCAGGTTCGCGTCAGTATGCCGAGCCCACGTCTGCAAGTGGTTCGAGTGAATCCGAGCCTCGTGCCCGCTGGCACTGACCTTGATGGCGTGGAACGGAGCATCCTTGACTGTGTTGTCATGCAAGTCCAGGCGCTCGCATCCATAGAACGTCATCCCGTGGCCGGTCGCCGTGGACCCCGCTGAATCCACAAAGTTATGGTGGACGAGAAGATCCGGGGCGTACTCGTAATACACGGCCCCGCTATTGGCCACCGTGGCTTGCTTGTTACAGTCGATGACGGTATTCTGTGCGATTTCGTTGCCGATGCCGCCGCCTGCATCCGCGTGGCCCGTGATCCCCTCGAAGGCCGCATTGCGGACATAGTTGCGGATGGCTTTCGAGTACTTACAGGTGCCGACAAAGTAAATCCCGTGCCGCATGCTGTTCGCAATGGCCGGGATGAAGCGGTTCCCTTCGAGCAACTGATACCGCCCATCGACATGGACACCCACGGCCTGGCCCGGTGTGGTCCCGTAGATATGCGTGAAGACACAATCACGCATGGTGACGCCGTCAGCCAACCCGATGTACGCCCCGACGTTCCACCCGTGGTTGTCGTCCGTCCCACGGAAATGAAGCCGTTCGAGGATGATGCCCCGAGCGTCGTACTGATTCGTCGAATGGACTAGGAGGTTCGGGTTGCAGCCTACGTCGAGCCCTCGGTTGATCTGACCTTCGTCGTTCGTGAACCCGATGAATGAGAAGTCGTGTAGGTGGACGCCCGTGGTGTATTCCACGATACCCACCATCATGGGCATGTCCACGTCGGCCAAGAGCCCGGACCACGGGCCGCGCCCGTAGAGTTCGGTGTCGTCTACGTCAACGGCGAGCGCCCCACCCATCTTGTAGACGCCGTTGAGTTCGATGGACCCACCGGCTTGGACCGCCCGACGTACCTCCGCGTGACACGCATTCGTCCCTGACGGATCGGCCCCGTACCACTCCGGGTAATGGACACCACGACGTGTGTACGTAATCGTCCCGTTGGCGCTGAAGATCCGGCGATTCTTGGGCGCAGTGATATGCTCCGGGGAAAAGATTTCGAGTTCCGCGTCGGGGTGCGTCGCTTCCAACGTGCCCATGCCGACAAAAGAATAGCGGAGGTTCTCCGGGGATTGCAGCGTCCCGGTCCACGGGAACGCGTTCAGGACTAGCAAGGTCGTCGGGTTCGGACCAATCTCACCGAGGAGTTCTTGAAGACTGGAGAAGTCCGTTGAGTAGAGGAGGTTGGGACCGAGATCCAATGCATCCAACGCCATGTTGAGACTGCCCTCAGCGGCCTCAGCAGAGGCTTCGGCAGCGGCAGCGGACTCTGCCGACGCATCCACGGCCTCTTGGATGGATGGGATAGACTCGTCAGGATCAAAGAGGATGATGCCCGCCGTATCGGTGGCATCGAAGGTGTATCCGGCTTTCGTGAACGTCAGGTCGTAGCGCCCGTTCGATGCATAGAACCAATAGGAGCCGTCGTTGGAGTCCGTGAGGAAGGGGTTCGCTTTCGGCGTGACTCCATTGTCGGCAAAGATCGAAGAAAGGGCACCCGTTCCGTTGTCGCGGACATAGACGGAGGCTCCCCCCAGGGCAGCCCCGACTTGATTCTGAAGATTGCCAGTGTGTTTTTGCATAGACGGAAAAGGGGGAGGATTGCTCCTCCCCCCACTCCATTAGTACGCTTTCCCGTACTGGTGATCGCCCAACAGAGCCGACGGAACCAGGGCTTCAACCGCCCGGTCTGCACCGTACATCCGACGCGGGGTGTACGCCAGTTCGAGACCCAGGAGGAACTTGTCCTCAGCCAGGCCCACCGCAAAGGCGTCCATCTCCACGTTCCAGACCACGTGCTCGTTGACGCGCGTGAACACGCCGCCGTTGATCTTGCCCCACGGCGAGCGGTTCACCGTGTACGCCGTTGCTGCAGGAGTCGTGTCCTGAGCAATCGGGATGTTCAACGCCGTCGCCGGGTTGCCGAGTGCGGTCACTTCCGGCTGAAGCGCCTTGAACAGGACGATCCAATCAATCGTGTCCGCCACGTCTGCCGACCCACTACACCAATGCACGCGGACGTACATCGGCTTGGAAATATCGAAGTCATACGGGAGCATGAAGTCCGTGCGGACCATGTCCCCCGCCGTGTCCAACAGGATGCCGTTGATGCCCAAGGAGTTGATCTCTTTCGAGATCGGGGCTCCCGTGTGCGACCCTTCCCAGTTCACGCCGTAGGCGTCGTTGGCTGCGCCACCTTCGTTAATCGCGGACACCGACATGCCGGTGAAAAACATCGCCGGGACGTACACGCGACCCGGCAGCCAATTCATGTTGCGGTCGCCCAGCATCGTACCTTTCGGAAGAAACATGCGTACCTCCAATCATCGCCAGTTGACGATTACCATTAGCCCTTGCGGAACACGATCAGGTCGTAGTGCTTCGCGTTCTCGTTGATGACGGCATCCGTCCCAATCGAGAACCCATAGTGCGTGCCGTTCGTCTGCGGGACAATGCTGACACCGTTCCCATTCACGTCTGCCACGGCACCCACGATTGACGCCGCATGCCCATCCGCCTGACCCGGCATCCACACCCAGGCCGTATCCTGGTCCGTGTGGTTGAGGCCAAAAATGAACCCAGGCTCGAACCCGCAATCTACGTACGTCAGGGCGTTATCGCAGGTGACGTGGTAAATCTTGTAGAGGGGAGTGGAGCCGACTTCGAGGACTGTTCCAGCCATCGTGATCTCCCTTACTGTTTGTGCATCTCGATGACTTCAACATCGAAGTCACCGATGTAGTGGTCTTTCAGCGGAATATCTGTCTTGTGCGGATCTCGCGGGACCCCACCCTCGAAGGGGCTGGTCTGTTCATTGTTCGGCACACGGCACATGGACTTTGAGTTGCGGACTTCCTCATAGACTTCCAGCGGAGCCGTGTTCTTGGTGCCCACGGTCAGATGGTAGTTATGCCCGCCAATGCTGACGTTGATCCGCTCGCCCTTTTTGTATTGCTGATTCGCGGCGAGGTAGAACGTCACCAGTGGCCGATTCGGCTTCTCGAACGTCTTGGTGTACTCGGTATTCCACTTGCCCGGTCCATGTCCCATTACCGTTCCCTCCGATAATCCTTGTAAGCGTCGTTTAACTCACGGTTCGCCTCGGTGTCGCGCTTGATCTCAATGTGCGGCGTTAAACGCCATGAGCCAGGTTTGTGGCTGTCCAGCCCCTTGGAGAGGCGGTCAGCAAACCGTTCGGCTTCGGGTTTGAGCATCCCGCGTTGAATCGGGTTCCCGTTCGAAACGACCATCCAAAGTTCCATTGTGGTGTCCTGGTTGTGGGGGCGGGAACCACGGAATAAATCCGCGACGACCGCCCCCTGAAGAAATTACACCGACGCGGCTGATTCGAGCCGCACGCCCCAGGTCGCGCCCGTGATGAGTCGCGCACCGGCACGTTTCCAGCCCATGGTCTGGATCTGGTCAATCGGGTCAAGAGCGCCCGCTGAACCCAGCGGCTTCCGATAGAAGCGGTAGGACATGGCGTTCAACGGGATCCGCGTGAAGAAGTGCTTCCCGTAAATGATGGTGTGGTACACGTCCGCGTTGGTGCCGGTCGTGGACTTCACCACGTCGCCGTCGAGTCCGCCCGCATCCGGGGATTTCTTTCCACCGGCTCCCAAGGACGCCGGGTCCGGGGCCAGGAAGAACGCGATCTGACGATAGCGTCCAATCTCACCAGGGGCCGCGTTCGCGTACTTGTCCGCGTAGAAAAAGTCCGGGATGGCTTGCAAGTCGTTCAGCACGTCAGGCATTACGATCGCGACGTAACACGGCATCGTGGAAGTCGAACCGTAATTCGGGCTGCCCTTACCACCACCCAGAATGGTCTGTGCGCCGTTGTTCTGGAGTTGCAGGATCGCTTTGTCCAGGTGACCGGCGTTGATGATCGTATTCACGTCAGAGATCAAGGTGCCGTTGGTACGAATGACCTGGAGGCCCGCGCACATGGCGTCACGGTTGACCATGTCCTCGGTGTATCCGGCTTGCTGACCCAACAGGTCGGCCCAGATACGCCCGTGGTCGTCCACGTCAGTCACGCTGACCACGTCGGACGTAACGATAAAGTCGCCCCACTGATACAGCGTGGCGCTGTAATCGGTGTAGGCAGGGTTTTTCCCTTGCGGAGGCGTCGCCTCAGCCAACGGGGAGATGACGGGCGGCAGGTGGGTCCAACGCCTCATCATCGCAACTTTGCCGGAACCAGACGGCATGTTGATCGTGTCGGAATGCAGGCCGTACCGGTCCTCGTACTTCGCCATAATCAACGCATGGCGGTGATAGTACCTCTGCACCGGGTCGGGAGCCGGGCTCAGGGTCGTAACAAGAGCGGGAGATTTAATCATGGCTTACCAGTTCACTCCGTAGGTCTTGCGGTCGAACTCCATGAACTTCTCGTCCGTATCAAAGTCGTCGATGCTATCGACAACCTTGGGGGTCTGTGACGTGCCCCCGGCCCCCTGCGGGACTGTACGGAGCGCCTTGTTCGCGTCGTTCATGACCTTTTGTGGACTTGCAGGCGTTGTCGTTGCCGTCGATGGAACCGCAACCCCGGTCGCTTGGGCTGCCAGTGTGACCGCCATTGCCACGGTCAACTCGTTGTCGGGATACCCGGCAACGAGGAGTTGGTTGTGAACTTCACCTGACGCGTTGTAGAGTGGGCTGCCTTCAGTCAACTGCGGCTTCAGTTTCGTCAAGACTTCTTTTGCCTTCTTGACTGCGCCGTCTTTCGCAAGTTGCTGCGTCTCAGCCACTTCCCGTTCGTGCTGCGCGAGCCGGACCAACTCGTCATCACAGGCGTCGATCTGTTGATTCGCCTTCACGGCTTGCTGCATCAACTTATCGGCTTGCGCTTGGTCGCCATCCCGGCGTGCCTCGCGGGCTTGGGCGGTTAGGTCCGCCACCTGGAGCCGGTACTCGGCTTTCCACGCCTTGAGTTCTTGCGCGGTATATTCGCGCTTCGGCTCAGAACCAGACTTCGGTGTCGCAGTGGCTTTGCCTTCACGAAGGCCCTTCAACTCACTCTTCAGTTGCGCGTTCTCTTGCGCCAGGCGGGTGCCTTCAGCCTGACCGGCTAAGTACCCCTCTTCCATGGCTTCCGGCGTGTCGTACTTCTTCGCCCATCGGCGGGTCTCAGGAGCGGGCGAGGTTTCCGGTTTCTCCGGGCTCGCGGGTTCCTTCGTAGGATCGTCGGCGGGAACAGTCCCACTCTCACCGGGTTTTCCTTCCTCAGGAGTCGGCTCAGGCAGCGGTTCAAAACCAAGGTCCGCGTCCGAGACCGCAGGTTCCAAGTCAGGAGCCGGGGTTGCGGGAGTTGTGTTCTCAGCCATATGTAATTACCTCATTGTGAAGTGTTGACGCCGTCAGGCGCGGTCTGCCCTTGACTGGCAGAAGCCGCCTTGGCAGCATTCGGGTCGGGAGGCATAGGACCAACTGCGGCAAGTGTCGCTTGAATTTCCTCCTTGTGCGGTACGTCTGAGGCATCCACGAGAATCTGGAGCGGCACAGGAATGCCAACGCCACGCATCTGTTGCAGTTGGACAAACGCGGCTTGACGGGCTGACGGGCTCGCATCCTGAAAGGACACGACCATGTCGTAGTCGATGTTCGGAATCTGCGCCAACTTCTGGACGATGACTTCGTCCGGGATGACCACACTGCCGTACATGCCGAGAGACTGTGCGACCTTCTGGCGCTGCCCGATAATCTGCATCATCTTCTCCGGCGGGTACATCTTCTGGATGAACCGCACGGCCATTTCGAAGATGAGGCGAAGGGTCTCTTGCCAATTCGAGAACACGGTGCCCAGGGCGACCAACCCGCCTTGCTGACGCGCCCCGATGGCACGACCGCTCACGGTCTTCTGTGTCGTCTGCCCCAGCATCTCCGCGTTCACGTTGGCAATCCGCATCATGATCTCGATGCAGAACTGGAGCATTTCCAGTTCCTCACGAGAGATCGCGGCGGGACCAAGTTGCACGGGCGGCTGCTGTCCTGCAAACTGCCCGATGAACCCGTGTCGAGAGACTTGCGATTGCAGTTTCGCCAGATCGCCTTGGAACGTCTGCGGCAACCACAATGAGGACTTCGGCCCGCGTACCAACCCATCAAGGATCGTCGCGTAGTGCCAGTTCAACTCCCGCTGCGGGTCCTTGACCGGACGCACCAGCCCTTGAATGGAGTCCAATTCCTCAGAGTCTTGGAACAGCGTGAACGGGATGATCGGGTAGCGCCAATCGCCATAGCCCGGTCCGTCGTCCAAGAGTTCCCACCCCGTGAAGTGGGCCACGTGGAGTTGCGTGGTCGGACGTTGCACAAACCGAAACATCTCAAGTGCCGCACGGCCCGCTTCCTTCCGCAACATGTCGAGTTGCTGCATCGCCCCGTCAGGGGTCACGAAGGTGTGGGCTCGTCCAGTTACCTGGTTCACGAGGGCACTTTGTGAATCGGCTTCCTCCAACTGATAGAACTGCGCGGCTTGCGTGCCCGCGACTTCGGCAACGTGCCGTTGGAACTCTTGAGCCGCCTGTCCAGTCTCGAACCGTTTAATCTCACCGGTCTGCTTGTTGATCGCCAGCGTGACCTTGTGCCGTTTGTGGTACCAACGCTGGAGAATGCGAATCCGGTTGTGTTCCTCGTCTACGTAGTCCGTCAGGTGCGACGGCGTCCCGGTTGTCTCGGACTCATGTTCGATCCAATCGCGACTGCGGGCTCGTGCCATCGTCAGCACGTTGGCTGACCGGGGCCACATTTCCTTCGCCTTGGCCGGGTCCATCCACATGAGTTTCGTGAGCCACGCGGCATCGTTCAGGTCGTACCGCCGAGCCCCCAACTCATGCGCCACCGAGTTCAACGGCAAGGTGTTAAACACCAAGTCGCCGTTCATAATGTCATCGGTGAAGTCATAGGACGGCCCCATCTCAAAGAACCGCTGACCAGAGACGGTGCCACCCCGGAACAACTTGCGAAGTTCGTGCTTGCCGAGTGAACTGGACCGATCAAAGCAGAACTTCAACAGGGCCGACATAATGAGACCCAACTGCGCGTCCTCACTACCGCGAGGAAGCGCAATCGGGTCTGTCTCACGTTCACCTTGGTACCCACAGACGAAGTCAACAATCGACTTCGTAATGTTGTACGTCTGAATCGGGCGTTGCTGGCCCTTCAGTTTCGTAATATCCTCTTCACGCCACTGGTGCTTTCCGCCCACCACGAACTTCTCGTCTTCCATCATGACCGGGCGTAGGTCCGCCGTGGCGTCCAGGTAAGCATTCAGCCCGGATCGAGCCTCGCGCACCCGCTGATCGGCCACATGTTGTTCGTCAGTCGTTCGGTTATCCGCCATAACTCATCCACGTTGTGCCAACCGATTCATCATCGGCCAGCGGGTTGTAGTTGGCACGGAGTTCTTGGAGTCTCTTGAGCGCCCAATCCGGGTCACGCTTCGTTTCGGTCTCCAATACGGGCACTGCGGGGCGCGAACCCTCGAAGTAGAACCACTCATCCATGTGGTGGTCCATGAAATCCATCGGCTCGTCGGGAGCGTTCCGATTGCTGGACGTGATTTTGTGTTTCTTCCAGCGATAGCCGAGGGCTTCTTTCTCGAAGTGCGTGCAATGCGCCGAGTAGTAGATGTGCGGGGCACCAATTAAGCCCGTAAAGGGATTTACGTGATGTTCATCAAACGCCAATCCGGTGGTCACACGGGTGTAGGCCGAGTCCCAGTCCTTTTGCGACGGAAGGGGGTAGATCCCTTCCTTCCGGTACTCGTCCACGATGGCGTAAATCTTGTCGTCGCGGGATTGGTTCAGCGAAAAACACGCGCTGTCCAACCACGTCGTCCGAATGGGCTGCTTGATTTGCTCGCGGTGTGCCTTGATGCAGTTGGCGTGATACTGGACCGGCTTCCCGTCGCCTTCGTAGTGCTCGTCGATCAAGATCCGGTTGCCGAATCGGTCCACGGCCCACCACCCCACGGCGGTCGGGTTCGTGATCCCGTGGTCGATGGACTCGTAAATGTAGACTTGGTTGTCTCGGAGGTAGCGTTGCACGTCCTCCGGGCTGACCGCGTGACTCTCAGCGGCGAAGGTCGGCAGAATCCGACCAGAGAATACGTCCCAGGACCCGTGGAGGTACCGCTTCTGCGCGTCCGGTGGAAAGACCGCGAGCATCTTGGCAAGGTGGTCCTCGTCAATGAAGCCCGCGCGGACGGCGTCGAACGTGGACGCCTCGTACAACTGGTAATCGTGGTCCTCGCCTTGAACCGGGGTCTGGTTCCGACCCAAAATCCGCTTCGGGGAGTTCGGATGGAACCACTCGTAGAGGAAGGAACCGGTCCCTTCCGGGTTGAACGTACACCACGCGTACTGTTTGGCGATCAAATAGTTACCGACGGGGTCCTTCATCGGGAGCCCATCGTCACCAATCAGCGGTGTTTCTTTGCGGAGCCGGGAGACGAGGAGGGCAAAGCGCCCGCCGTCGATTTCCTCGGCCTGGTCGATGAAGGCCCAACCAAGGTTGATGTTGTTGAACCGCTCTTCCTTGAAGTCGCCGTAGACAATCTCCGACCCACCGAACTGATTCTTGAACTTCATGATCCCCAGGTTGTCGTTCCGCCGCCAGATCATGGCGGGCGGGACCAACCGAAGGAACTCGCGCAGGGTCGTGTTGCGAAACTCTTTGCCATCCAAGCGCCCCATGAACCCGTTGTTGCCGGGAAACATGGTGCTCATGAGGAAGGCGCGAACGCAGCCAGCCGTTGTCTTCCCATTACCAAGCCCGCCACCGTACGCGGTGATCCGGTGGAAGAAGTCGAAGATGAAATTGGTCTGGATCGGGAGGCGGGTGAAGTCTAACGGGATATCCCAGTATTCCACGGCTGGCGGTGTCAGGGGGGACCGCCGTACTGCCATTTACAGTTGACTCATCAATTGGATCATCTGCCGAACGAACGACCGCTCTTGCTCGAACCCAAGATCGGCAACCGGGTACTCGTTCTCATCCCGGCGCCCGAGGGCTTGCTGCATCGGGCGGGCTGCAAAGGGGTCATGGGCGAACCCCCTGTCCGGGTCCAGGTCCCGGTGGGACCGGGACCGGTGAATCGGATCGATCGAGTACGGGAACCGACGCGCAGCGGGGGAGGGGTTGTCCTCGTCGTAGACCCGCCCATCGACCGCGTCTTGGAAGTCATCCGGGTTCTGTGGGTCCGTCAAGGTTCGAAAGGAACGCATTAGAGCCTCCTAGGCGGGCCGAGGTTTCCGGTCCATGCCATGAGGCGTACTGGTACCGGATCGTGGGTTGGCGGGGTCGGCAGGCCCATTGCCGGGCCTATCCCGTGTGAAGGAATAGACGCGGCGTGGTACAGGTACCAAATGGGGACAGTCTACCGACCCCAAAATAAAAAACTGTATCGGAAAAGATACAGGAGTCCCAAATAATAGGAAGCGACCGGGAGACTCGGAGCCTCATATAGCGCAGGCCCCCCGGCCTGAGGACCCTTCCCAAGCCTACCCCCCGGTCTCGGTGTCTGGTGCTGGGAGCGCAGGAGCAGCAGGGTCAACGGTTACAGAAACCACTTCACCATCTACCGTATCTGCTTGATTCTCCTCGTCTCCTGGTAGGCCTAGTCCATCCGCTGTCACTACGCCTGTAACCGCTCCTGCTAATCGAGGGACAGCCTGGATAGCAATGCCGATCTTGAGCACTGAGGCTAGTTGCTTGGGGAAGCGGATAGTAAGGCCGGTATCCTCTGTGTTTGCCGTCACCTTGTCGAACATAAGCCCCGCAGCCCTTGCACACCGATCCAGGTCTGCTGTATCCGGCTTATCTGAGGCCCATACCTTGACTCTAGCGAGGTAGTCTTGTACCGATTCGTTACATTCACGCGAGGGAGGCTTGTCTCTTAGACCCTTACGAATACGTTCCAAATCATCCAATAGCCGATCTGCTAACACTGCGGCTTTGTTACGTAAATGAGACACCTTCTTCTGATCTGAACCCACAGGCAGTTGTGCCTTACGGGGTCGTCCACCCACCTTATTGTGGTCTAATTTCTCCTGCGGTACAGGTTCTTGGGGCTTATTCTTTGGCATGCCGTTTTACCATCTTAAATGGAGGATTCTGTAGATAAGTCAAGGCTTTAATACCCCATTCGTGGTCACGTTCTATTTGACCCAAGCACACGTTACACCGGAGACACAATAAGCCTCGAACAGCCTTTCCAAATCCATGAGAATGGTCAATTACAGTTGCTGTATGCCCACATATAGCGCACTTCCCACCTTGATACGCTACTAATGCTGCATAATCATCGGGAGATAACGCATACCGCTTTAACCGATGAATATGTAGTTCACGAGCATACTTACTATCTCTGTGTTTCATTTGACCTTTTTACAGAGTGTGTCATTTAAGACACAGTGTGGCTGCACAACGGCTTTTTTCAACCCCTGTGCGATAGATCGAAACTACATCCCGATACCTCTTTGCTCACCCCGGCGCGTGCGAAATCGCACAGGGGTGGCTGCTGGATTAGCGTTGTCCGACCATGCAGCCGAGGCACGGCAAGTGTGTCAGTTTAGACACACTTGCTATGTTCAATAGGAACTGTGTCAAAAAGGAGACAATGTATCGAATTGGATACAGAAGGAAGGAAACCAGGCAGTAGACACAACTAACCCCTCATCTTCTTAACTGGTGAGACAGGTTGTTTTGTCCCAACTATTTTTAGCCCATGTCCAACCCCGCGTTTTGCAACGGTACACAAATTATTTTAGTTGGGGGCTTGACAGTGTACCGATGGTTGTTTATTATTGTTCCTGGAAGGAGGGGAAAAAGGGAAGACGGAGGAAGGAAAGGGTACCAAAGTTCTTTGAAAACTGAATAGCCCGCTTCCCTAGTAGCCAAAGGGCCGGTACCACACAAGGTCTGAGGGAGAAGATGGAAGCAAGGGGCGCAATGAGTAGAGGTTAGAAGGCAAAAGCTCAACTCTACTGGCTCTAAAGCATAACTTGGTCCGTTCTAGCTAGGTACTGGCAGAGAAGAGATTCTCTGAGGTGCGGGCCGTCCAGCCATCGTAGTTGTTAAATCCCATCTCTCAGACTTGGATTCAGTCCCGAGCCTATAGGGAAGGGATAGCACTACCGGATGAGAACATCATCCGTCCTAGCCTAGAGCCAGTCAGAGTTCTGTTCGACGGTTGATTAGGTGCTGGCACGGTTGCCGCCGATCAGGGTTCGACTCCAATGAGCCGTCGAGCCTGCCATCACCAAAAACCCGCACAGGGTTCCACGAGGCTGGTAGGTATCGCGCTGGGCAGAATGGTTTGCGCAGCCATTCTGGTTGGAAGTCTCGGGGTTTTAGGTGATAGCAGGCCTGCGATTCATCCATTACCTTGCATGCTTCCTGACAGGGTGGCCACCTGTTGAGAACGTGTCAAACGTGCGAGGTGGTGGACGCGGTGGAAGTCTCTGAGTTTTGAGCGATGGTAGAAGGGAAAGGGGGCGAATACCATGACAAACAAATTTCTGACCGCTTGTACGGCGTGTGGCGGTGCTACTTCCAAGACATATGCAAAGGGGCATGAGGGAAAGTGCAAACACTGTGTTACTGGCGTGGATACGAGACGCACGCCTACGAGAAATGAGCGGATTCTAGAAAGTGGCTACATAGCCTACGCAATGGAAGAGGGACACTTCTAACCGCCTTGATTGGCTAGCCGCTACCGCATGAGCCGTGTGTACCACGTCAACGCGTGGATCTCTGGGGCGAGACCAGGGACACCGGAGCCTGAAAACCTCCGATGCATTCTTACCACCGCGTAGCGGCTGAAATCTTAACGGTCGATAGAAAGGGGGTGAAGGGTGTTATGGGCCTGGGTCGGGCGGATTGCTGGTTGCCGCTGAAAGCAGGCTACGCTAATGGTGAAGGTTGACAGCATTGCCCCACCTGACGGTTGACAAACCCCACTACAAAGGATGGGCGACCACTCCGGCGGAACCTGGAGAACGGACTAGAACCCAGGATAGGGCAATGCGGTAAACCTTCAAACAAGGGGGTGCATCATGACGCGCTATGCCTATGAGAAGAAGGTCGAAGAGTACGTGGACCTTATGGAATTAGAGTTAGCCCATGCGGCTGCTTATACCGAGGCCGAGCGGGGTTATACGTATGCGACGGTTGCCGATGCCTTGCATCTGCCAGAGGTCCACGTTGCCGAAGTGTCCGCGGAATTAGCAGAAGAGGAATTAGTCCACGGGGTACATGAACCGCACCCAGTGTTTGCAGCCGAATTGTTGGAGGCCGTTGGGTGCTGAAGGGGGGACCTATGGAACGCAATGAGGAGTTAGAGGCTATGGTTGACCGCTACGGCCTGGACAATGTGGTGTCGGCCTTGGTCGACATCTGTCACGCCAAGGCCGAGCATGTTGGATCAGTATGGCAAGATTGGCGGTTAGCGGACGCGTGGTGCGTGAATGCTAAGCGCCTTGACCGCGTGTCTTTGAAACCAACGGGGTTGTAAGGGGGTGAGTCGAATGACGGCTTTCGTGTTGTTCATTGTCGGTGTGTTGTTTCTACTCCTGCCGTATCTCAACACGTTTGAAATCTACTGGTTGGCCGCTCGTGTGGAAGAAGAGCGGTTAACCCATCGCGCCTAACCATTACATAGATAGGGGGTGAGAACCATGACGGCATGGCTACGTATTGCTGCGGCCATCGTGACTTGGCCCCTTATCATCCCGTGGATCTTCACAGACCCGTTGGATTTTCTCGCAACCATCATCTTTGTAACCCTTTGGGGAGAAATGGAGTGACCATGCCCACATAGCACACCGATTAAGGATGCTATCCGGGACAAGTACGCATGGCCCGGTGGCTACCCGCGGTTTCCCGCACTTAGCGACGGGTTCGCATTGTGCGTCGAATGTGGGCGGAAGGAATGGAAAAACATTGCCCGTTCGATTCGACACAACTTGACAGACGGTTGGAGAGTCGAAGCGGCGGTTATCAACTGGGAAGATCCTGGTTTGTATTGCACCAATTGCGGTTCACGGATTGAATCGGCGTACGCCGAAGAGAGGTGACCATGTTAAGCAAAAAGCACTTTATCAAACTGGCTGACTACATCAAGACTTCGCCCGTTCCGTTTACTAAAGAGCACTTGGAAGTGCTGGCCGACTTTTGCCGCTCTGAGAACCCACAGTTCAACCGGGGACGCTTCCTAGGCTACATCGCGGGGGAAAACGGACCGAGCGGTGGGACCATCAAGAAACCGAAAGCATCCAAGGTTCACCCCTTGGATAGGCTTTGAGGGGGACACCATGGAAGAAGACTTCTAGGAAATGGAAGATGAGTCCTGCGAACTGTGCGGCGGATTGCTGGAATACCTTGGCACCTTGGGCTTTCTCCTATGGCTCCGGTGCCGAAACTGCGGGATGCAATTCTCGCGAAAGGGGTGACTTATGACGACCTACAAACCAGTCTACACAGGCAAAACGTGTGCGTTCTGTCCGGCGGACGCCGTGGTGCTCCTACCCGGCGCACAAATGGCGCACTATCACTACGTATGTGCCGACCATGCTGACCGCATGGGGTACACGGAAGGGGGAGACGGAAAGGTAGGTGAACTATGACGAAACATAATCTGTCAGTCGAACGAGACGGCAAGGTGCTGATTATTACCTGTACCTGCAAGCACTGGGTCTATGAGACCACGCTACCCACCACGGTACAGGAAGTTCTCCGGCTGCATAAGTTGCACGCTAACCCATGGACGGTTAAGGCGGCAGCCTGAAAGGACCCATGCGAACGCTAATCCGGTTCGTCCGGTTCATCTATTGGTGGCTCTTCCAAAGGGGGACACTATGACGACACAACGAGGGGAATGCTACGTCTGCGGACGGTGGGGGGCGGACCTACTGCACCTGACCGCTACTAAAGCCCGGCATGCTGAATGCGTGCCGGGTTCAGTTCTCTGGCGGGAGTGGTATGCCCGATTGACGCCAGCACAAAAGCAAGCCATGAACAAGGTTTCATCAAACGCAGCGGCCATCTTGGCTGCATAAGGGGGGACCATGCGTCTATTGCTTATTGGAGTTTGCATCGCCCTTGCGCTGGGGTGTGCGGCACCCCGACGCGGGATGTTTTCGCGGGAGTGGGACAAGCAACATAGCGAACGGCGGACGACCATCCGCAGCCAGTCTGATTTCATGGGCGGACAGCATATCTACACGTACGATCAAGACGGCAACTTGGTTGACTCGGTGTACTGCCAAAGCGACTACATGGGAGGATTTAACTGCCGTTAACAAAGGCGGTGTCCAATGGGCGAAACTATAACAACAATGGCGGTGCGGGAGGCCTTTGAGGACCCGGTCATCCGCGCCAAGGTGCGACAGTACGGCCAGTCGTTGCTTCGACACAACACGGGTTGGCAGACCGATGACGGAGTATTGTTTACAGCATTGGACGACGCATGGTTGGTACTCCTGCGTGAACCTGACCGCCAGGTAAACCTGGCGTATATCTACCGGGCGGTTTGGTTCGCCGTCATGAACACATTGGCCGGGGACGTGCCCAAGTCAGATGCCATGGCGCATCGAGTCACATTGATGACACTGCCATCCGAGGAGAAAACGACGAACGATTTACTGGAGGCCTGTTTCTCTGACGGGAACCCCGACGGGACAGAAGAGTCAGCCATTGGCCGCGTTGACTTAGAGCGAGCGTTCGCTACACTACCGGCAGATTGCCGGTTGGTTGGGACCTTAGTTGAGGGGTTGGGTTTATCTATCCGGGAGGCTGAAGAGTACTTGCGTACAGTTGGAAAACCTGTTAGTCGTATGTCGCTACATCGAACCAATCGACGTGCCGTGGAGCATTTACGGACCTACCTGAAAGGATACGACCATGCCGAGACCGCCAAAATGGGACCAGCGTGAAACCATGCTGCTCCTGCGCCGACTGCGTAACGCGTGCTTTCGCGAGGGCCTGAATACCTCGGCGTACCTGGTTGAAGCCCTTATCAAAGCCATTGCCTGGGAGCGCATGGAACAGGCCATGGAGTCGCAAGACCTGGCCGGTGCCCTGCGTTTCGGCAAGGCCGCGCCTGCCGAGCCCGACGAGGCCGGGGCCGACGAGCCCGACGCCGCTTGGTCCCCTGGGACAAAATAGCCCTCGCGAACCGTTAAGAAGACGAGAGGTCACCAATCGGTCCGGCCCCTGTGTCTTTTTCCCCACACTTTATTAAAATTCGCTAAAACCTGGGACAGCCCACCCCACGCCGACCGTTAAGAAGACGAGAGGTTGACGCGGGGTTGGGTTGGGTTGGGTTGGGGGGTGATTATGAAATTGACACCAGAACTTATACAAACCATTGCTTTGGAGTACAAGTCTGGTCGTGCCCTGGCGTCCATTGCCTCAGAGTTCGGTGTGCATATCCGCACAGTACGGAAGATCGGGGCAGACTCCGGTTATACACGGGAAGACGCCCGCAAGTTACGATTCCTCAATTCTGAGGATGGACAGGCCGCATTTAATGGGTTGGGTTCCCTCAAGAGTGACATGCGTCGGGAAGAGATCCGGGCAACCTTGGCGGAAGCCGAGAACACGGTGACGCCCACGGTGTACCCGGAGAAAGAGCGCCGTTGGAAACTCAAGGGGAAGCGAACCCCCACCGCGCCCAAGGCAACGGGCGAGGTTGTGGTGCTCTTCGATAAGCGTGTCCCACGGAACGAACTTCGAGCCCAGTTGATCCGAGAAGAAAGGGACGAGGATTTCTTTGCGTATCAAGAAAATGTCGCATAACGAACAGCGAAGACTCATTGAGAAACTGGTGGGCGACGTAGCCCGGTTGTCTGAGGAGAACCATCGGCTCCGTCGTATTATCAACCCGGCGTACCGTGAACAGATCGGACGGTTGTACAAGCCGGAACAGGATGACATTGCCCGGATCGCAACTGCCCGGTAAGGGGGTGCCCTATGGAAGCGATTCATATTGGCGACCATGTCAAGGCGGTGTTCGAGCGCAAGGGTGAGGTTGGCCCAGTGTCGGGGCGAGTCGTCGCCTACAATGAGAAGTACGGGGTCGTGACCTTAGACAACGGTTGGTCGTTCTCGGCAGAGGAGGCCGTTGAGATCACGCACCCGACGGGAGGGACTGCCTGATGGTTAAAGAATACTTAGGCGACGGGGTCTATGCTGACGACGACGGGTTTCATGTCGTGCTGACGACTGAGGATGGTATTGGCGTTTCAAACCGGATTTATCTGGACCCGGTTGTGTTGCAAAACCTTTTAAGGTATGCGGAGCACTTTCGAAATGGAGCCAAGGCGTGAACCTGATCGAACGACATGCCGCGACGATAGCCAAGGTGTGGCTAACCCTGATCGCCCTGACGTGGTTGGGGATTTACTTGCGGTGGTGGTAACCGGCTGGATGCAGGCATTGTATCAAGCCATGCGGGAACGTGGCGAGTCTTCCATCCGCCCTGAGATCGACCCGAACGAGGGGGACATTCCCTGTCCGGCGTGCGGGTCAGAGGAAGTATGGAGGCGGCACGTACTGGAGTCTGCCGTTGGCGAAACATTCTTTTGGGAGTGCCAGTCATGCTCCCACCAATGGGGACATGAATGAGTGGCCGGGGAACGGCGGGCGCGGGTAAAGAGTCCTCTCTCCCATCTTAAACGACATATCCCGCTCCCGCTCTACCTGTAGGAGGCGACATGGATTTTGAATCGACACGACTGGTGAATCAAGCCCGAAGCGATATCAGCCACGCACAGACGCACTTGGAGAACTTCGACTTCCCGGGGGTGCGGTGCTATTTGAAACTGGCGGCAAAGGGATTGGCGAAACTTCAAGCAAGGGAGGCACGCAATGCGACCACTGACAGTGGACCTGTTGAAGAGAAGTTTACTGAACCTGGCGGATGCTAAAGCCCATATGCTGGATGGTGATCAACCTGACGCCGAGCGGTTGATCCAGCGAGCGGCGATCCGCATTTCCACGGCGCTGGATTATGAGTCTGCCCTTGCGGACCCCGTGCTGGACCTGAGAGATGAGGCGGCCTTGTTCGCATTCATCTACAAGTGAGGAGACCATGACGTTCAATCCATATACGATCCTTGAGGTTACCATCGCGATTCTCATTGCGGACGCCGTGAAGTTCTTGATCCTGTTCTTGCGGACGCTGTAATGGCGTACTCGAAGCGGAAGAGCGCCTACATGCGGGAGTATTTGAAGGGGTGGAGGAAGCGGCACCCTGGCTATAACAAGGTACAGAAGCGGTTGTACCGCCGTAGGCATAAGGCATGTGTTCGTCGAGCACTAAGAAAGTGGAGGCAGCAACATCCGTTACTTGTGAGGCAGCAACGGCAACGAGCCAACGAGAGGAGGCGTAGAGGTTAAAGTATTTTCACCATCCGCAACTGCGGAGTTCACTCAATGCCCCATGAAGTGGTGGATGCATCGAGCGGGCTACGTATCCAAGTACGTGAACCAGGGCGACCTGAGTTCATCCTTCGGGGATGCTTTTCACAACTGGGGTGCCCGGTACTACCTGGCCGGGCGTGACCCACGTATCCCCCTGAAACCTTCCTTAGACATATGGGAGTCACGCGTCCAAGAACTCCGTGACTCTGGCCGACGCATTGACGATGAGAAGGGGTTCATTCTCAAGGCCCCGCAACTCCTCGCGGATGCCACGGCCTTGTACGCAAAGATTGATCCGATCCCCAAGACGTGGACGGTCTCGGCTATCGAGGCCACGCTAGCGGAACGCTGCCGCATTGACATCGGCGGCACGGATCAATGGGGCGTGCCGTTCTACTGGGATTTCAAGACCACGGGCAACTGTCGTGCCACGGATGAGAACAAACGGCGCGACGAGTTCGAATGCTCGTGGCAGATGTTGCACTACGCATGGGCCTATGGCCAAGCCATCGGGAAGGACGTGCATCGGTTCTGGGTCTGTTACATCATCCTCGGTCCTAAGTTAAAGATCCTGTGTTGGGACTACGCGGTAGATCCAGAGACGCTGGCGTGGTGGAAGCAATCAGCGGAGTACTACTGGACCCTGATGGAAGAGGCCGAGAAGTCCGGCACGAACCTGACGGTCCCCATGTGCGCCGAGCATTTCAAGAAGTTCGGCAAGTGCGAGTACTTTGACGGGTGCTTTAGGCTAAAACGTGACCCTAACCTCATGAACCAAGGATACATACGAATCGAGAAACCCTATCGTGATGCCCAAATCAGCGAAGCGACTCTTTGTCCCCCGGTCGCTTGATGCCAACCCGGAGGCCTGGCCGGGTGGTTCGGTTCTGATCTACGCCCCATGCGGAGCGGGGAAGACTCGCTTGCAGGGTGACATGCTGATCTATGAGCGGGAGTTCGGGAAGGTTCACTTCGCCAACATCAAAGGCGAGGAAGGCGAGGGGTCCATCCGCAACCTCGGTCTCGGCAGCATCGTCTACGACATTGACTGCTGGCAGACGTGGCTGGAATACCTATCCTTCTGTGAGGGCGAGAAGCCCCGCGCCATTGCCCTGGATAGCCAGAAGGCGCTGTACGACCTGGTCATTGATGACCGATGCCCTGGTCGTCGTCCGGTGGGTGGAGAAGGTGACAAGAACGAGTGGACCGAGATCCACATGGAGATGAACAAAGCAATGACCCGGTTTCGTCATTGCGCCGACGTGATTCTCGCCGTGAGTATCGCGGACATGTCGAAGAACATGTTCAAAGAAACCGAAACAGGAGGCAAACTCAAACCACAACTGACGCCCGATCTATCCGGCAAGATGGCGTACAACTGTGCCGGTTGGTATGACCTGGTTGGGTTCTTGATGGCCGACACCACGGTGTCCGGCGTGAATCGAACGGTGTCCTTTCAGCAATCGTCTCGTTGGTTAGCCCGGCAACGGGTGCCGAATGAGATTACCGAGGACATTGTGATCCCGCACGGAGCCGGGGGGTGGAAAGCCATTCGCGACGCATTGGACAAGGCATACAAACCACAGGAGAAAAAACAATGACCGAACTGTCAGATCTCTTTGCGGCGTACACCAGTCAGGAGACGTTGGAAGAAGCGACGAAGTTTCCCACCATCCCGACGGCGGGATACAACGTCAAGATCATGGACTGGAAACTCCGCGACGCCAGTGACAAGTCCCCGT